AGCCGTTGGATGTGCTGTAGGCTACGGCAGTCGCCGCAGTTACTAGATGGGTGGTGATGACGTCGCCCTTACGAGCGGAAGCGTCGGAGAAGTCCGCGTAGGCGGACGTGAGGAAAGGGAATTGCTCGACGAGCAAGCTGAGTGCCCGTTGGGAAACTAACTTTCCGTTACTGACTGATGCGAGACTATTTGCCATATATCTATCCTTCTTTCTTGGTTATCGTGCGAGCGTGTTTAGTTTTTGATAAATCACGGCCGCACGACCGGGATTTTTTTCCTCGTTGAATTGCTTGAGCAACTCAGCGCGGGAAAGGGTGGGTGCCACAATTTCAAGGGGTTTTGTTCCCTTGCTGGCTTCTAGATCGATTTTGAGACGGGCAAGCTCGTTGTTTAAGGCAACGATCTTGGGGTTCTCGGAAAGTTCAGCAGCAACTTCGGCCACGACTTCAGGGGTGGCTTCAGTTACAGCGGGTTCAGCGGCTACGGGAGCTTCCTCGACCACGGCTTCAAACTTGGCGGCAAATTTGCCGACGAGTTCGTCGATGCGGGCGGAGAGAGCGGCGATGGCCAGCTCGGCATTAAACGCCGGGGCCGCCGGTGCTGCGGGCGCGGTTTCGATAACCGGCGCTGATTCCTTTACGGTTGTATCCATATTAAGCGTTTTGCGTGTGTCAACTCGTGCGGAGTAAACGCCTGTCGGATTGGCCGCAGGAGTGGTCACTAGGTCGACTGAGTAAAGAGTGTTAACGTCGGCCAGCTGCGTGCCATCCTCAGCCACACGCGGAACGCCAGAGAAACTGATCGAAAAACCAATCTGTCCCGGCAGGGTGCTTAGCAACTCGCTAAAATAGGCAAAGCCATCATGGCTTTCCAGTAGGGTAAGATCAGCACGGACACGGCCACCGTCTAAGCTGAAGTTCTCTAGGTACCCAATAATGTTAGAAACGCTAGAGCTGTGATCGGAGAGTACCTTAACTTGCCCCAGCTCATTACCGGCTCGGACAACTTGCTCTAGGGTGTCGGCGTCGATAGTCATGCCGTGGCCTAAAGCGGGGCCAGCAGTGATGACGGAAATTCCCTTAAATAGTTTTGTTGAAGCCATGCCCGCGCATGGCGTGTCAAATTACTCCTGCGGAGGAAGCGGAGGAGTTAAGTGAGCGTTAATCTTTTCAAGTTCTGCAATCGCCTTTTTCAGTAACTCCTCGCTACGAGTTGAGGAATTTGCAATCTGGAAAACAAATACGGGCAAAAGCAGCAGCAAAACTATTAAAAAGAAAGCTGCTACAGCAAGAATAGTGTATATCAAACCTCCTACGCCTTCCATGCGCTTAGCCTGCTCCTACTGAGCAGGGTAGCAACTACTTTCTCTTTTTGGGTTTTGCCTTCGGCCGATATTTGCCGATGCCTAAAGCAGAGACAACCATGTCCTGCTCGGCTTTGGTCAGAGTAAAGTCAGCATCGTCGCGCATAGTAAAGCTATCGGTGGTAGGGGTGGGTGCAGGCGCAGTCTCCGGCTCGGCCATGGTTAGGTGCACGGTTGCCCCCCCTGCCTCTAGTGCTGGGGTGACGGTGGCGTCCTGGGCCGGCGGTATACTCGGCGGAGTTACAGCTGCGGTTGGCGCTGGCGAGTTAGTGAAAATCTGCACTGCGGTGGTATCAATTCCGGCGGCTTCACATTGCGTTTTTATGTAAATAGATTCGGCAATTTTCTGGTTTACAGCGGTTTGCCAGTCTTGGCCTTTAGAGGCGTAAATTTGAGCCATGGAGGTCAGGCCCATCTTCAAATCCTCCCGGTCAGCTGCAGAATCCCGCCCGGCGTCTATGGTCGCTTTTGCTGGTGTGTGATACTCGGCCGCCCACCACATCGTCATTCCCCTAGGTGGGGTTAGCTCACCACGTTTAATCGCTTTGGCCAGCGCCCACTTTCTGATCCTCGAAATAAATTGCGTTACCACTGTCTGCGCCACCTCATCAAACCGGCGCTGTGCCTGGCCTAGAATTAGACGGGTATTAGGCCCGCTCAGTGTGGATGGATCCCACATCATCGCATAAGGCAGGCCGAGGGTTTGCGCGATGGCCTTTAGGTACTGATCCATGTGGGTCTGCAGATTTTGGCTAGGCCGATCATTTTTAATCTCTCGCAATACTTTCCCCATCGGGACATTTAGCAACGCACCGCCGCCAAAGATTTTGTCTGTGGTTAGGTTGTAATCGTCTGTTTCGGTTGGGTTGAAGAAGCCAGGGCCGCTGTTGGTGGTAGACTCTAAAGCTAGCCCAATCTGCCCGGCTCTTTTAAGCGCAAGCATTTCTGTCTCAAGAATTTCCGATCTATCTAGGCAAGTGTTAATGCAAGATGCCAGCTTACTAATCGATCGCACCTCATCAGCTCGATCGCGTTCTGCCAGCAGGATCAAATCGTTTGCCTGCACCTCGGTAAATTTCTCGCCGTCGTTACCCGTGCGAATGTAGTAGCTCAGCGGCCTGCCGTTTTTGTTCAGTCGCACTCCGTCAAAAATGTTAGTCTCTGTGCCTAGGTAAGTTGGCGTTTCGCAGCGGTGCCCTTCAACCAACTGAATCAGCGGATAGCCGTCACCGTTATCAGTTAGCAGGGCAAAAATTTCATTATCCCGTAACATGGTGCGGGTGGCCACCTGCTGCATGGTGTTCCAGTCCAAAATTCCCCTTACGTCGCAGCTGCCGCTCCACATATCAAACCACGCTTCGGCGTCCGCGTTCCATGCTTCGTCACTGGTACGAGATTGCGCTTTAATGCCGGAGCCAATCGTGTTGCGGGTGATGGTGTCGATTGCGCCGCGAATGGTTGGATCGTTATAGCAAAGCCAGCGGGCGAGCGATGAGATCGCCTGCCGTGATGCGGCGCTAACGTCCAGCCGTGTATCGCCTAGCTGTGCTTCGACAAACCGACGCTTACGAGTGTCGGGGCCGACGGCTCGGATCATGCGGCTCCAAGTCGTGATAATCTTTGAACCTAGGCCCATATTAGTATCCGACCGAAAATGGTTTTTCTACAAAACGCGGATAAGTCACTAGGGTCTGATCGCCTGTAAAGATTGCCGTCACCTCTGCATCGGTCTTACCGCTGACTAAGCGCCAGCCGTCTAGCGCCGCTTTGGCCACCTCCACCGGCGTGATGCCAGAGGTGACTTGGTAGTTAAAAGATTTGCCAGCAACGCTTGCCGAAATCATTGTGCGTCCGCCATTTTGAAAGACGGTGGCTTGACCAGCTGCGATTGCTTCCAAGGCAAGGACAAGAGCCTGGGCGTTTTTAGACGCCTGAATCCAGAGAGAAAAAAGGAGAGCACGATCCACGACTCCGTTCTAATCGTGTCAATCACGCCTTCGCCTCTGGGGCCATAGCTGCCTCTGCTTGAATTACTTTACCCCATACCGCCAGCCCAGCTAGGTAGGTTTCGCAATCGTATAAGTGATCCTGCCTGCCTTTGATTCTAATCCACTCATAAAGATCTTTGCCCGTTTTGCGGTTAATGCGGTGGGCCTTTCTGTGGCTGGCCATGTGCTCCCGGTATTCAGGGCTAACGTCGTGCGCCACTTCCCACATCGGCCCCTGCCCTCGGCGTAACCACGCCAGCAGATCCTGACACGACGGAGAGCTTAAGAGGAGCAGGCGGCATCCTGCGTCGGTCGGTTGGTCAGAGCTGTGCACGCTTTTCATTCGACCGCCCACGCCTTCAATATAGAAAAACTGCCGCTCCTCTCCCTTAATGGCTACCCAGCCGTAACGTGCTGCAATCCTGTAGGTGTCTTGCGTTTCGTAGCCAGAGTCAATGCAGGTATGGATATTTTTTACGCCAAGCTCTTGCAAAGATTGGGCGATATCCTCAATCGTTCGGCGTCTGCCTTCCTCAATCAAACGGCTCGATCCATCCCTGGCAAACGCTCTGACGACAAACCAGAACTCGTCGATCTGCCTATCGATTGCGGCTAGCTTAATGTGATCGGTTTCCCAAACCTGCTTCTTGCCAAACGCCCCCGGCGGTATGTTTGTTAAATCGTCGTCATCAAATTGATCTTCCCACGGCATCGCACTCCAACCGTTGACCCACCCCTGCAATCCGTGCAGATAATGTTTTTCTGTAAGAAACTTTTTTGCGCAATCCGCAAAGGTAATCGTGGGGCTGTACCAGCTGGGCAATCGGAAAGAGCGCCGGCCGGTTTCTGCGCTGTTGTTTGCGGCTACCCACTTGCCCTGCTCAATCGCCTTGCGCCGGTGACTTTCCGTCCACTTGGCGTCGCACTTCGGGCAGTAGTAGGCAGCTGTTTCAGACACTCGTTTCATGTCCCACTTGCCGTCCTCGGCTCTTGCCGTTTCGTCCCAGCGGATCTGACCGAACTCCATCGCCTGAAACTCGCCGCAGGAATGGCACGGCACGTGGTAAGTTTCTTGGCTGCCCGCCTGATAGTTGATCCAGATGTCCCCGGTGTTCAGCGTCGGCGTGCTCGTCAGCACGTGCTTGCGTTGGGGGAAAGCCTTAGTGCGCTCTAAGGCTAGCGAGTAAGCGGCTGCATCCTTTTCGGATGGCGCGGCAAAAGAATCCAGCTCATCCAAAACGGCTAAGCAAATCGGGCGCGAGGAAAGATTGGCTGGGCTGTTTGATCCCACCAAAGAAAGCGTCATGTTCGCAAACTGCATCTCAAGGATCTTCAGGTCGTCCATGTCCTGCGGGAATAGTTGCTTTACTGGCCTGCACTTTTCAAATATGGGAGTTAGTCGCGTCTCGCTATAAGAGCGGGCTAAGTCTGCGTTAGGCATAACCAGCAGCGCTGGCGCTGGGTCGTTCGCAATTCGGTAGGCTAACCACACTGCCAGCGTAAGCGTCTTGCCTGTCTGACTACCCCAGCAAAGCGTGACGGTGTGAACGCCTGGATCGGCTAGTGCTTCCAGCACGCCACGCACGTATGGCGTCCAGGTAGTGCTGTAAAGTCCGGGGCGAGCGGTCAGCCTGCTGTCCAGTTGGATGTTGCGCTCTGCCCACTGAATCACCCCTGGCGGCTTCTCGTAGTGCCAGCGCTGTCGTGCTCGGCGTCGCAGCTCGGTCTGCGCCTTTGTCACAGTGCGGCCTCGACCTGCCGCATAATTTGGCCCACCTCGTTCTCGACGTCTGCCTCAACCTCTGCCGCTGGCTTGTTAGCGCAGATCGGCGCCAGTCGCTTGGCCATTCCTTTGAGTAGCGGAATTAGTGCGTTATCCCTTGCCGCCAGTACCTTGTCGGCTTCGTCTACCGGCAGCATCGTGCCCTCCTTTTCTTCAATATCTGGACGGTCTGATCTTAGCTTTCGCAGTTGATCTATTACTTTTGTGTAGTCGGAAATAAGCGACGATCTTTCACCTGGCTTTGTTATGTCTATTTTACTAGATATTTGAGAGGCCAACTGAGCAAGCCTTTTCACCTCATCCACAAGCTCGACTCCTGCTATTTTGGCAAAGTCTGGAATTGGGGTTTTTGCAACGGCTTCTAGTGATTCAACGACTATGGCCTTCGACGGGCGTTGCTTTGCTTCTAGCCTCCATGTTTCGGCTTCCTCCTTACTTGTTAAAGGCATACCCCTTTTAACAAGCTTTGCCACATACGGCTGTGATACCCCCCACTCTTTAGCTAACTCTGTTTGCGTCATATTACCTCATAACCTGTCAAATGGTTATAATTGACACCTTGGTTATGGGGTGGGCAAAGAAGCTCTTACCTCTGTTTCTGGATTCAAGTACAAAGACACATACAGGGAATGTGCTTTTATGCTTGTACACTCTAAAATCGGAACTAGCAGTAACTACGTAGGACTGAATAAGCAGGGAGCTTGGTTTGATACTCCACTACATTTCTGCACATGGTTAAGCAACCGACGTATATTTAGACAAAAAAAGAGGCTAGAGAATAAGAAGCTTAGAAAGGAAATAGACAAGGAAGTAAGAAGGAATAGATGGCGGGACGACGCTGATTTTAGGCGGCAATCAGTTGAGAAAAGACGACTACACAGAAACCTAAACAAAGACAAAACAAGAGCTTACGCATCAAACTATTGCAAGTTGCGAAGGCAGAACCCAGGCATTAGATTAAAAATGAATGCAAGGTCTAGGTTTTGGAAGGTAATGAAAAAGATTAAGGGCGTAATTGTTACAGAAGGTTTTAACGAGTTTATTGGTTGTTCTTCAGCTTTTTTAAAAAGACATGTAGAGAGCCAGTTTGAGCCTTGGATGAATTGGGATAACTATGGGCCGGGATGGCAGATGGATCACAAAATACCATTAAAGCATTTTGATTTACTTAAT